TCTATGATTTCTTCTTTAGTCATGATTTAGTACCGAGTAAATAAGCCATATGATCAACAGCATACCCAGTGTTGAACATACAGCACACAAGAGTGCAATAAAAACTAAGATAGTCATTGGTCTACAAACTCATCAGGAAGTAGGCCTAAACGGTCATCATTGGCCTCCAGTTCGTTTTTTTCGTTGTACTGGTACCCAAGGTAGGCTAGAAGCTCAGAAAGGTCTCTGCCAGTCCTCTTGGCAAACCCATCAATTGCATGAGCCATGAACATCTCACCTGCATCAAATCCATCGTCATATTCTGTGCTAATCATTTTGTTTCCCCTTTTTCTGTATCTTAACTATTAGTTAATGGTATTGTCAAAAATAAGATTATTCAAAAACAAAAGAACTTTGTGCCAATCTTTGATCTTGTAATTTTTTGTATTCAAGATTTAATTCACATCCCATGTACTGTCTACCCAAGTGTTGTGCAACTTGTGCAGTTGTTCCTGATCCCATAAACGGGTCTAGGACGATTCCACCGCTTGGTGCACCTGCAAGTATGCATGGCTCAATTAAATCGCTTGGGAACACTGCAAAATGCGCTCCTGAATATGGTTTAGTTGTTACTGTCCAAACTGATCGTTTATTTGCTTTTTCGTATTCTTTACTTACGTTGCCAGACTTTGTTGCATATTTCGGGTCACCATCATCACCATATTTGTTGCCACCAAATCTAACTCCCTCACTTTTTGAATTAGCCATTTCTTTAATTGATTCATGATCAAAGTAATAGTTTTTTGACTTGCTCAGTAAGAAGATGTACTCGTGTGCTTTGGTGCAACGGTCTTGAACGGACTCAGGCATAGGATTGGGCTTATGCCAAATGATGTCCTGTCTCAAATACCAACCATCTGCCCTAAGCGCAAATGCAAGCATCCATGGGATACCAATCAAATCTTTGTTTTTAAGTCCCTCAAGCACATTATTCCTTGTTGGGCTATGGTCAGGTAGGTCTTGTTCAGTGTTGGCTACAGATTGCTTTACAAAGGCTTGTGAACCTCCACGGTAGTTGTAGTAACTATCACCAATGTTTACCCATAAAGTTCCATCATCAGCAAGTATGTCTCTCACGTGCCTGAACACGTCTACCATGTTGGCAACATACTCTTCTGGAGTATCTTCTAATCCAAGTTGCAAGTCTTCCCTTACAGCCCCACATTTGGAGCAAGTTGACTTGTAAATGGCATCACCAACCACAAGGTCAGGATTGGCATGACCAGTAATGGTTTTGTCTGAGTGCTTGGAATCACGCTTGTGAGAGCAATTTGAATCGCCTCCAAGCCATGTTCCAGTTCCATAGTCTCTAAGCCCATAGTAAGGGGGCGAGGTGATGCAAGTTTGAACCTTGACACCCTCCTCAGCCCATCTTTTCATGGTTTTTCTGTTATCGCCAAATTCAATCTTGTTCATACTACCTCTCTAGCCAAAATCTTTTGTAAGCCTTGTAACAATTCCTCTGCCTCTTCACGAGTGAAGGTTGTGTACATTGATGCAGTGTCACCCTGAAGATTAAGCCAGAGTCCTCCATCAAAATCGTCAATTGATACTCTGACGTTTCTATGGTTATAAATAATTGTTTGTAAGTCTTCCATAATTTATTCCTTTACGCCCCCGAAGGGGCATTTGATTAACGTGATGTAACTTTTACTGAGAACACTGCTGTGACCTTGGTGTTGTCAATGATCACTTCGTCAGGGATGTTGTAAATTTCTGCAATCGCTTTCCAGTCTGTAACTTTGCGATTGGCTTCGATGTATGTGGCTTTGAAAAAGTCACCTTCTACAACTTTAGGACCACCAGCAGAGGCTGTGTCTTTGATGTTGTCTTTGATTGCGTCAGCTTTTTTGGTTAACTCTGCAATCTGTGCGAGTAACTCGCCAAGTGTGTCTACTGTGCTGAGGGTAAGATCGTTTGATTTCATGATAATTTCCTTTTCAAATAACACTGGACATCCAGTACCTCTACTTTAACTTAAAGTTAATGATAAACACTAGGGCAAACCCTTATTTTGTGTAAAGTTTTTGTAAAGACGTTGTATCGTTACATCAAGTGCATCTATTTCTTCCATCTTTTTGATTTTCCAGATACGTTTTTCCCCATGCCATCCAAGCTTAGAACCTTGGTGGCAGTCCCAGCATAGAGCTACCACTGTGTATTGGGAGCTTTGCTTGATGTGGTGGGCAGAGCTTGGTGGTGGAGCGTCACACACTGAGCAGGGCAGAAGCTTGACTTGCTCAATGTACGCCCGTTGAACGGTCGTTAAACTGTTGTTCATGAGACGATCCTATCCATGGCTCTATTGGAGGCTTCCTGAGACCTCCACACCTCGACACGAGCCTGAGCTGATATCAACTGCCACCTGAGCTTCTCTTCCAGCTCCATGGCCTCTCTGATGGCCTTTAAATGGTTTTTGTAGGTAGGATGGCTGTATGCCTCCCTTTCTTGAGCATTCACTGCCTCAAAACCTGTCTGCAAGGCATCCTTCATCAGTTCTGCCTTCAGAGTCTTGCGATACTCTTCTAGGTAGAACCTATTTGCCTTTGCCTGTGCATAAACCACAGCTTGGCTGTACATAAAATCAACTGCATCATTTGGGTCTATTGTCTTTTCACTCATTTTTTAACTCCTTTTTAAACTTCCTCTGTACCACTCTGCTATCAATAAAGCTTCTGCTCTTCCTCCATACTTCACCAGTCTCAATGGTGCTTCACTGAACTTTTGCCTTGCCAGATTCAAACTTGTAGACTTACTAGAATCGATTTTGAGCGATTTTTTCCATTCTTGAGGGGTTACCATTACCATGGTCGTTTTGAAGCGTTTGGCGAGGCATAGGGCCGTTCCAAAGGCCGTTCCAAATTTAAAGGTGGATGCAACGCCTTGTCTGGGCATGGAATGTACTTTTTCCACAACAACGACTAGGTCTTGACCATCCCTTGCTTGTCGCATCTCGTCCCAGATTCGCTCAGAGTCGAGGGTGCCATCAGGGGAAGTGTGCATATCTCCACAGGACCAGTACTTGCCATTGTGGTCAATCATGCCCCATGCTCCTGAGAAACCAGCGTCAATTCCGCAAATCAACATCCTTCAGCTCCTTGATTCTCTGGGCTACTAGCTTGCCAAGTCCTACCCACAAACCAGTCTCGTCCTTTTCCATCTCCTTCACTCGATACCTTGCATGGTCTATCGAAGCAATGTTCAAGGCCATCTTCGCATAATGGTCCACAATAGTCTCCCGTGAGATATAACGCCAAGTTGATGTCTCGGATTGGGGTTGGTCGTCCATGTTTTACAGCAGTCAAAAGTTCTTGGGCTTGGTAGTAGTTCAAAATTCGTCCTTTGGCTCGTAGTAGCTTGCAATACCATGCTCCTCACCCAAGTGTCTTCTGCCAAGAATCCTTGCAGTGATAGCACCCCAGTGCTCAGGGTCAGCCCAAGCATGGGCAGAGCACAAAGGTTTACCCATGTTCACAGACCATCTGTTTGGACAGCCATGGGCTGAACACATTAACTTTGACTCATCGAACTCTCTTAACTCATTTTTTGGCAACATCAAAATCTTCCTTTGTAAGTGTTTCTCAGCTCTCTTAACTTTTTCAAGCCCTCTTGCTTAACTCTTTCAATCTCTTTAGGGTCAACAGGTGTTGGATTATGTTCAATTTGTACAACTCCCCTTTGTGGGATAGATGGTCCAGCATTACACATCTCTCTGAACTTGATGGCTGAAGGGATAAACTCAGAATTCAGGTGGTCAATGGCAAAGTCCATGGATGGTTTGTAAGTGAGGAAGCCACCAATCTGCTCTTTCCAAACTTCTCTGACAACAGCCAAGTCAACACCATCAAAATGTCTTGTAAATGTTGCACCATAGATTGCACTCATTTTGGTGAAAATGTAATCAAGGCCATCGTCTTGTGAGCAAAAATTATTTTCCGAGTAATTTGACACTTCCGTCTCCTTTAAACAATCCACGAGTTAAACCAGAAATCACACGCTGATTCATTTGCCCTTGTTTAGTCAAACTAGGATTCTGTTCCTGCATTTGTTTTTCGTACCACGAACCTTTGAAAGAAGCCCAGTTGCTCAGGCAACAATACTTAACTCCCTCTTGGTCACTCAGGTTAGCCTTACGGAACTCGTTTTGGATTTGTACCCAAGCAGTCTCTGTCATCGGGAGTTTCTTGGCTTTCCTGATGACCAACCAATCGTTCCAAACTTGTTCATCAACAGTGAGTGGGCAGGCAACGCTAGTTGCCTTCTTACTCTCTTTGGGTATTGGGTTATGGGTCTTGGGTATTGGGTCTTGGGTAGCATTGCTTTCGGATTGCGTTTGCAATGCGTTCGCATCCCATCTTTTCCTTGCAGAACAACGAGCTTTTTCAGCCTTCTCGTTTACCCTGTTTATCTCTTGGTCAACCCTTGTTGAAACATAACCATCGTTTGATTCAACAAAAAACTCTTGCAAAACAGTCGCAATGCATTCGCTATGCGATGGCATACGAATCAATCTTGCTATCTGCTTAGAATCTTTTGGCAAAGCACGCTCATGCAAATAGCACCAGTCAAGCATACGCCTATAGGCTAAATCTTCTTCAATTGAAAGATGGGAGGTGTGACTTTGATAGTCACCAATATTGAATTGGTAGTAATGCATATAACCTTACGTTCTTGGTTGTCGTTACTGAAAGGGTGGGAACAGAGGACGGACGGTAACGAATCGTCTTTTCGGTTTGGGTAATTAGTCCGAACCTAGCCGTGTTCCCGTAATCTTAATCTAAAAAAATGTCAGGACGCAAGACTTTTCTACTGACTAACCCTGATGTCGCACGTTCAATCTTCATTGCAAGCTTAGGAGAAGGCACCTTGTGACCATGGATCAACAGAGACATCCATGTCGAACTTACACCTAAATAGGTTGCCATTTCAATGATGGCTCCCTTGGGTTCTTCTTTGAAATACTCGTCTAACGTCATTGTTTTTATCCTGTTGTTGTTGGCGTTCACATAAAGCAGTGTCGAGGTTGCACAACACTTCTAAGAATTGCCCTCACGGAGCTAAACCGTTTCGCCAACAATTAAATCATACCATAACTTGTTGTTAACGTGCAACTACATTTGTGAGTTAAATGTTGCTTTACTTTTAATTAACGTGGTACTATTTGTTTGCGTCGATTTGGCGTTTATTTGGAGATTCAATTGGAAAAGATTTTTTATACAACTCGCACAGGAATCAAGATTGGTTCCTATTACACACCACCTCTTAGAAACTTAAACAGAGACGAAGAGCGTGTCCAAGCAGTCATGTTAGGCATAGAGCATGACTGGTCACTTCGCAGAACCTTTTGGTTTGCTGTCTATTGCTCCACAGTCATGACTTTTGTATCAATCTTGATGGCATGGGTGCGAACATGAATGAACATAAATTTTTTGAATTATTTTCAAGAGTAATTTTCTTGATTGCAATGATTGTTGTATTTTTTGATCTGACCTTTTGGAGACCATAATGAGTAACAGAACATATTTTGAAGCAGAAGAGTTTAAAGAATGGGAAAAGGAGGTAGAAGAAACAGGCGAGTATGACTTATGGGAGTTAGAGCAGTTAGCAAAGAAAGTTGAATTAAATTTAACTAGTCAATTTAAACAAATTTTTGGAGAAGTAAATGGATGATTTTATTGTTAAACGTAACAACACAGAACGTAAATTTAAGTTAGTACCAACAGGTTCACACCTTGGACGATGCTATCGTTTGGTAGACCTTGGCACCCAGAAGACAGACTACATGGGTGCAATGAAGGCACAACGAAAAATCATGATTGGTTGGGAATTATTTGGTGAAGATGACAAAGGCAATCCTTTGCTCACAGACGATGGCAAACCCATGGCTATTTTCAAGAACTACACCATGTCATGGGCTGATGGTGCAACCCTAAGAAAAGACCTTCAGTCATGGAAAGACAAAGAATTTTCAGCCAAAGAACTGGAAGAATTTGATGTCAAAACAATCATTGGTGGATATTGCATGATCAACGTAGTCCACAAAGCTACTGAAAACAACGTCTATGCAAATGTACATTCGATTACACAAGTTCCTAACTTGATCAAACAAATAGGCCTTCCTAAGCCTGTTAACGAGAATCAAATCTTCATGATCTCTAACCCAGACATGAAAATGTTTGAAACTTTTGGAGAAGGTTTAAGACACAAAATTGAATCTTCACCTGAGTGGCAAAGAAGGAATAGCAAAAAAGTTACTCAGGCACCAAGTGGTTTTGATGACATGAATGACGATGTGCCCTTCTGATCATGGACTTATCTAAACTTCCTATCTTTGGGACAGATATCAGAAAGCTTGTCCGAAAAAACGATCCAGACACTAGCCATGAATCAGCTAGGTCTGTGAACACAGTAAGCCTTGAACAAAAGGTGTTTGAGGCCATACAGAGTTATGGTGAAAAAGGTTGTATCAGTGACGACCTTTTAGCCAAATTTAACCATCTTCCTTACTCTAGCGTCACAGCTCGATACAGGGCTTTGATGATTAAAAAGTTAATTGAAGACACTGGCGAACGCAGAAACGGTCGCTCAGGCAAACCACAACGAGTAATGAGGGCAATCTATGATACTAAGAGCATCTGAATCACAGCATTGGTATGACAGGGAAGGAAAGCCTGCATACTCAGTGACTGCTAAAAATGGCCTACAAAGGCCTACAACGCTGAGAGACGCTCGAAAGCTGAACTTAGTACCCTCAGTGACAACCATCCTCAGTTGTGCCTCTAAGCCTGCTTTGGAGGCTTGGAAACTCAACCAGATGATGTATGCCTGCTTGACACTCCCACGAGTAGAAGGGGAGACAGAGGAGAGCTTCATCACGAGGATTGTGAAGGACTCGAAGGAACAGGCTAGACAGGCGGCCGAACGAGGAACCACCATCCACGGAGCTTTAGAAAGCTTCTACGAGGGCATCTACCTTGCAGACTTCATGGACTACCAAACAGGCGTCGATAAGGCCATGCAAGCTGATTTTGGCACTCCTGAGTGGTCAACAGAGAAGTCCTTCTGCCACGAGCTTGGCTTTGGAGGCAAGGTGGACTTGCACTCCACGAGTGGTCAAGGTGTGGTGGTGGACTTCAAGACAAAGGAGTTCAAGGACCCAAGCACTGTGGAAGCCTATGACGAGCACTTGATGCAACTTTCAGCCTACAGGGTAGGGTTAGGGATAGCTTCAGCGAGGTGTGCAAATGTGTTTGTCTCTGTGACCGAGCCCGGTCTCGTGAAGGTCATCGAATGGTCCGAAGAAGACCTCCAGCGTGGGTGGGTGATGTTCCAATCCCTACTCAATTATTGGCAAGCTAAAAACAAACACAGGTGATCTATGGGTTATGTTGTTGCATTCTTTTGCTTTTGGGCTTGGCTGACGCACGTTTTCTTTTGCTTTGGTCATGCCGCATGGGGTTTCTTGCTTGCAGGAGCCATCTTCTTTCCCATTGGAATCCTCCATGGGTTTTATCTTTGGTTTAACTAGGAAAAATAATGGCAAATTTAATCACAATGGAACTCGATATCCATGATCTCACTTTTATTAAAAGATCAATTGCTGATCGAGCACAACTTCTTCTCGATCACCTTGATTCAGTCATGGAAAAATATAGCAATGAAGAAATTCAAGACGTAAACATTGATTCATTCAACACTGCATTGGCTGAATTTGTAGAAAAACATGGTCACGAAAAAGTAGCCAAAAAAGTAGGTAGACCAAGGGGTAGTAAATATGCAAAATAAATGGATTAACGAAGACGACGTCAAACAAGTACTCTTTGCCAGTGGCATAGATGGTGAGTTTGACTTAGACCAACTTGCTGAATTTTCTGACAAGCTAGTTTTATTTGCTTCTTTTCATATTGCTCGAACAGAAAGAGAAATGTGTATTGACTTTGTAGAGTCTTTGAATACTGAGGTAGCTAAGGCTTTGCGAGACAAAAGAGGCTCTCTGTGACGTCAGATGATGTTGTTACAGAACTTCTAGGAGAGGGGTGGGAGGAAGACGTCCTACCCCATTTCCTTGACTTTCTGAAGCGTTCTATCAAAGATGCTGACAGGTATAGCTTCATCAGGGATTTTGCCAAACCATTAACTTTCAATCATAATCCTAGGGACAGGCTAGAAATGAAGTATTTTGATGACGTTTTGGATGCCAAACAATATGATTTTAATGAAAATAACTGATGGTAAGTTAGAGGCAAACTGGGAGGAAATCAAAGCCCTCGCAGATGCCTATGACCGTGGCTGTCGTTCAGAAGAATCATACAAAGCCAAAGTCTGTGGCCTGATATTTGAAATGGGATACAACTGTGCCATGGATGATATCGAAGAACAGGGTATGCAGATGGGCTTTCTCATGACTCATACCATGGGGAATGCTTAAAAAAAGGGGGGACCGAAATCCCCCCAAACGCTTCTTCGCAATGGCAACTGCTAGAAGATTACTTAGATGGTTTAGGGTTAAAACGGTTGTAAAGTTCTTGAGCTGATTGCAATCCTGTATAACCAGCACCGGGCAACGCAGTGAGTGCACCAATTGGTTCGAGACCGGGCACCGCCATCATTGCACCACCTACTCCCATACTCAAATCTGCCAAACCTGTATAGTCCCCTTTCTTCAATTTATCAAAAGCGTCATACAAATCCAGAGCAGACAAAGCACCTCCAGCTTTACTAGCTAAATTTTTAAAAAGTTTAATGGCTTGTGGAGACTCAAAACCACCATGAATTGCGGACTTCTCAGCTTGATTCAGCGTAGCTTTCTTTAAGTTTTCGTTAGCCTTTTCCAAATTAACTTGATGTTGGGCGTGGTTTTCTATTGCTTGTTGATGTTCGTTATAAGCTTTCAGAAGAGCATTCTGAGCTTCAATTTGAGAAGGCGTGTACAAGTTGGGTGGATTGACATTGGAACCTACAATGAGGCGTGATACTCGTTTGTAACCGGGCAATGAACCCTCGCCCTCAAACTCTTTTACGCCCTCTAAACCACGCTGAACTTTGTTTGCCTGTCTGACCTCTGACATGGTGTCTGCATGTCGTTCTGCACCTGCGCCCAGCATACCGGGGTAGGTAAACTTTTTACCGAATAACCCTTCAACTTCTTTAGGGTTCTCAGGAATAGCATCCAACTCTAACGCTTTGTTTAAAGCATCATTAAACTGATTACCAGTCACAGACACATTGGCTTTATGCATTTTGTCTTGGTCTAACAACTCAGATACATTTTTTGCATGAATGTCTGCTACCACTTTAGGAGCAGTAATGTTTGTTGCTTGCGACTGCCTAAAATCTTTAGATGGTGGCTTATTACCCACAAAAGATAAAACTGATCCCGTAGGCTTTGCCACATCAGTTGCAATTTGAGCAGTAGATACAGGTGGTGCTGGGGGAGCAGGTGGAGCAGAGGTATCAGGCCCTAAAGGATCAAACAAATAAGGCTTTGCCTCTCTAGAAGCACTGTAGTCATCTTTAGGAATTTCGCCCAGCGGTAATTCATAACTTGGGTTTAATGTAGTAGTCATTATTACCTCAATTGATATTGTTTATCTAACCAATCATACAATGCTTGGCGATGTTGCCTGTATGCGTCTTCCGTCACATTAAAAGGCGAACCTTTTCTGTTTGGATCAAAATAGTATCTATAAGGATACGGTGATTTGAATTGTTCTTCGTATGCTTTTTTATCAGCATAAATACCTTTGTTGTGCTCAGCTATGTATTCAGCATTCAATCTTTGCTCACGTGCATAAGCCGCCACCGTCTTAGGCAAGTCTGAAGTGCTAGGCATAGCACCCAACTGAATCTTATCTTCAAAGTTAGATGGAGCCGCTCCAAATGGCTTTTCTTTTGCCGTTTGAACTCTCATGGCAGACAAAATCCTTACAGCCTCAGCCAATTGATGCTTGTCAGTATCGTCTAGCGTTGCATTGTTATACAAGTTAGTTACTGGCAAACCAAGTCGTGCTGTGAATTGATTCAAGTTTAAGTTAGCACCTTCGTCTAACAGTTGACCAACCAACTTAGCACCTTTGGCAACTATGCTGTCGCCTTCTTTGCTATTTAAAACACCCCAAATTTTTGGGTTTTTGGTAAGTGTTTCTAGTCTTTGCGCTTGGGAAATTTTTTGATCAGTTACATCTCTAGTTTGATCAAGATAAAACTGTGCTTTTTTAGTTGCATTATCAATGTCTGTTTTTTGCTGTTCTTCTAACAATTTTTGTTGTGCTTCAGAAACAGGTTTGGTACCAAGACCTTGAGGTGCAAATACACCTTGTTGGGTCATCGTAGATTGATTGGGTTGCAACTCAGGGTGAAATCCACTCATAGGACTCTTGTTGGGAGCTACATTTACACCTGCAGAATTTAATGCAGAAGTAACAGCAGGACTTAAATTAGGTGCAGTAGGTACCATACCATTGGGCAAAGGACCAGATGGCAATGGAGTGGTATTGGTTGCTCCAGAAACTACAGGAGTAGAAGTTGTGTTTACTGATGTAGCTACAGGAGCTTGCAATAGTATTTGTTTTGCTTCTGGTGACAACGAATAAATCATTGCCTTTACACTAGATGGAAGATTGTCAAGATTCCTTAAATCATAATTTTCTAATTTTTGCAATACAGAAACATCGTGATCACTCAACTTGACATTGACGTCTTGCTCTTGTAATTTAATTTTTTTGGCTTCGTTCTCAGCATTTCTGTTTTGATTTTCAAATTCAATCATGCTTTTGGCAATAGGGCCAAACTTTTGAGACAAAGCAATAGAAGGATAAGCTTTTTGCAACAAATCAAGTTTAGAAGGAGTTTCTGCTGGAGCCAAAGGTGTTCCTTGGACAGCAGTTGGAGTTGCCACTGGAGCAGTTGTAGCTTCAGCAGGAGCAGTTGGGTTAACTGGAGGTGCCATGGTTGGCATAACAGATGCCAATGTAGGTGCTTGACCACCATTCAATTGAGATAACTGTTGGCTAGCATTTCTGTCATAGGCACTATCAAGAATAGATTTGGTGATCTGTGCTCTCATCTGAGCATTGGTCAACTCTTCTTTCTTTTGGTTTTCTTGCCACTGACCCATGACGTCACCAGCATTTCCCAAACTTTCCCCAAAAGCACCAGTTCTAGTGGGTTTCAGTAAAGCACCAGCGATGGCAAACCAAGGGATGTCTGTTTTGCTTTCTCTAGATGCGATCTTAGCCAACAACTCATTTTGAGCCTTTTCATAAGCACTTTGAGCTTGAGCTAAAGCACCTTGTGGTTCTGGGGTAGAGGTTAATGAAGTATCCATGTTTAATTACCCGTTTGCTAAATTGTTAGCTTGATTGACTAAATTCAAAACACCACCAGTTGTAGATGCAAGAGCACCAAGTTGAGCCAATCCAGATGGTCCATAAACGCTTGCAGGAGCGTTTGTAAGAGCTGTGGTAGACGTGGGCTTGGTAAGAGAACCAAGGAGGTTTGCGTAGCTCTGAGCTGTTTGCAAGGGGAACAACTGTTGATTTTGGTTGATGGTTTGCTGTTGAGCACCCAAAGTTGCCAAAGTATTGAGGTTGTTGTACCCAAGAGCTTGATTGGTTGTACCCAAGTTCTGTTGAGCTTGAGCTTGAGCAATCTGACTTGCCAAGTCTGTTCCTGTCAATTGACCAGTGGTTTGACCTGCAGTCAGCAAGTTTTGGTTCTGTGCATTCTGCAAAGTTCCAATGTTCTGTCCAGCAGTCAAGGCATTCTGAGCTTGTGCGTTGGTCAATGTACCAGCAGTTTGGCCCAAGTTTGCTAAGTTAGAAGCTTGTTGTTGCTGTAGGGTGCCTGCAGTCTGACCAGCAGTGAGTTGGTTGGCAAGTTGTTGTTGAGCGGCGGTAAGTGCCTGTCCATACCCTGCCTGAAGTGCAGTTGACTGTTGTCCCAAAATATTTGTATTTGCATTTGCTATGGTCTGCCCAAGAGCTTGTGCACCCCTTGAAGAGCCAAACTGTCCAGCTCCAACAATACCTGCTGTGGTGGAAGGAGCCAAGTTTTGAGCAATTTGGTTTTGGCCTAATTGACCAATTTGGTTCACCACATCGTTGATGTAGGGACTCATGTATTGGTTTACCAATCCACTGGCACTTTGGGTGCCTGCTTGAAGGTAGGGAGAAGCGGCGGCCAGTCCAGTGTTCTGCACTGCCTGTTGTGCATAGGGATTAAAAGCACCTACGTCGTTAGCAGAAGCACCTTGAGCCAAGTAAGGTTGTGCCATAGAAAGTGGGCTAGTACCTGTGGCTTGGGAGAGGTACCCCGAGGCCGCCCCAGCCGCACTCTGGTTTGCCGCATTCGCCAAGTCAGTCGTCGCTTGGTTCAAGTAAGGCTGATAGGTTTGTGAACCAGTCAAATTCTCAGCATTGTTGAAGGCAAGGTTTTGATTAGCAGTAGGACCAGCAAACTGAGCACCCTGAGCACCTGTTGTGCCCATCTGAGCCGCGTTCTGCTCCAGTTGTGCATAATAAGGATCAAGTGACGAGCCTGTGGTCTGTGCAGTGGTGATATTGGGAGGTGCAGAACCTTGGGTCAATGTTGTACCACTTGAGCTACCTAAGTTGTTTAGAGAACTCAAAGCCCCTTGCGCCAGCGATGCGCTATTCGGAGTTGTTGTCGTTGTCATTATTTGTTTCCTTCTTTAAGGTACGCAAAGGGTTGTTTTGCCTTGGGTGGTATTTTGTTGTCAGGAGCTGATCTTTTGTGTGCTCTGATGGATTCTCTCATCTTGTCCAATGCTTGAGCACCTGCTTTATTTGACCCATCCCCGAGGGCGGCCACAGTGTCAGCGTCAAATACATATTCTCCATCTGCAAGTTTTGCATCAATATCATCGCTTTGGCCTGTTCCTTTGCCTTGTACATAGTGTGTTCCACCCCTAGTACTGAAAACCGTTTGTAGGGGTGATTTAGGGTATTCTGGATGCCCTTCGTGGTCGTGAATCTCTCCACCTTCTTTGGCATACGTTGGACTAGACAAAGACCTATAGCTAGGAACAATGCCATATGTGCTAACAGGAGTTACATTGGGAGAATGGTAAGCTGAAAGTGTAGGCAAATTCTCGTTGTAGGGAGTTACTTGGACAGCTTTCCCACCAGAAACGGTACCACTGAGTTGTTGTGGTTGGGCAAAACCATAATTACTGCCACCTCCACTTGAGCTAGTGCCTTGGTTGAGGAGGGAGGCACCTGCGGCAATACCAGATGCGGCCTTGGCGACGTCAGCAAGGGTAGTACCAGTGCCTGCAGTCATAGCCGCCGCATCAATCGTGGCAGGGTTCATACCAGCCAAGGTAGAGCCTGCACCAGTTGCAATAGAAGATGCACCTGTTGGCAAAGATGCAGTGCTTAGACCAGCACCACCAGAAGGAGCCATCTGTAGTCCATAGGTATTTGATAGGCCTGAGGCGTTTACTGATCCGGGCAACGTCATGCCTGTGCTCCCAGCAGTAGGTGCATACATACTAGGAGTGACTGCTCCTGTTTGACCATAACCCAAGTCAGTCAGTCCACTCATCTGATCTGCCTCGGCCGCAGAGGTGGCAACACTTGGAGTTGAAGCAGGGATGACGTCTGCACCCAATTCTGATCCACTACCCAAAGAATCAATCAATTCAGGAGCATAGATAGCTGTGGCTACGAGGGCCGCAGTCTGGAACGGGTTCTTCAAAGCAGTATTAACAGCACTGTTAACAGCTTCTGTAGGTTTATTAAGGACCTCTCCAACAAATCCACCACAGCAACCCATTATGACACCTCCGCAAGCATTAGATAAGGATCAACTTGGTTTGGATCAGCATCTCTAAATGTGATATCTCCAAGTCCTGAAGAAGATGCAATCTTGGCTGACAAGTCTTTATCCTGCACATACATCATCAAGTACTTTGCACCAATCTTTCTCATAAAGTTTACAAATTTACGCAAAGCCAATAAATAACCACGAGGATGATCTCCGTTAACAATAGTTAACAAAAGATGATTTCCTTGCAACTGATAGGCAAAAAGGACGTTATTAAACTTAACAATCTTAAATCCCTCTTTAACTTTTTCAGCCAAAGCATTCATCAAGTCATCATGAGTTGCATCCATCCCATTGTGACGAATGTGATTTTTAATGATTTGACTAACGTGGTTAACTGGAATACTCATGTTTGACTCGGTTGTATTGACATAATTCCACACAAAGTTTCTGCCCAATCGTACCAATGATCAAATCCTCTCTGATCTGGAACTGCTGATTGAACAAAATACCCAATTCCTTGCATACCATCTGCCCAAAGACGCCATTGATCTTCAGGTAGTGTACCCAGTTGGTTAGAGGCAAACAACTCTGCCATACGAGCACACCATTCGTCCCAAGTAAGCCCACGAGGGTCATAGACAACCATTATGGGTTACCCGTACCACGTTCGTCACCAATGTCAACGCTCAATATGAGGTTACCCATTTCGTAGTTTCCACCAGTGACGTTGCTCTCAAACTTGAGTCTCATCTCACGACGTTGCTCTCTAAGGTCGATTTTAGACGTTGTTGGGTCAAACTCATATGCTTGAGACACCACATCTGTGCCATCAGCATAGCTCTTACCAGTGACATACATATTCATGGGTCCAGTCTGGTTAAAGTTAGGCTCAACACGCTCTAATCTCACCCACTTATTGGTTCCCAAAGTAGCCTTTTGACCAGCTCCACCATTGACCCATCCAATACTGTTGGTCTCGATATAAGAATCGATGGCATCCACGTTGTTCAGTAGGATGGCATCTGTACCAATCTCGTGTTGCCAAATGGTATAGCTCTGAGCTGTTATTTGGGTGCTAGAGACGGTTTGAGAGATAGACACAGTGTAGGTACCAGTGCCTCCTGTTCCACTCACAAAAGCCGTTACAACGGTTCCTGTGGCTATTCCTGTACCCAATAACACTTCACCAGCAAAAATCTGCCCAGAAGCCATGGAACTGACTGTCAAAGTCGTACCAGAGATAGAACCAGTGAACAAAGCACTGTTCAAAGAGGTATTTCCTGCCCAAACAGGGTATCTAAACACCTCAGAAAAGGTTCCAGCAGAGCGATTGGCTCCCATGGCTTGGCCTGCATCGTACCAAGTCTTCTCTCTGACGTTATAAATGATGGCATCTGTGCACTCAGTAGCTGTACCCCTTGGGTAGAACCACCAAATCTCACCCCAACGAGGAACTTTGCTCACCCAGACCTTTTGTCTCTGAGAGTAGTTCAGGTTATCAAAGAACCAATTTAAGTTTGTTTTGTTGTCCATCTCTTGAACAACACCGTTGTACATCAAGAAACGGTCAGTTCCACACCAATAGTAGATTCCATCGTACTCAATCACGCAGTTAGAGGACATGATGGAGGTTTGGCTAGAAATGATGTCATAACGCCAATAAAGGGTGCTCGTTCCTACAGTCTGAGGAGCGTAAGAGACACGAGTGAGCTGGTCTAAGGACCAAAACAAGCCTGCTGGAGAGGTTGTACCACCCCTAAGAGGCATACCCTTGACTACTTTTGTAGCAGATACGTTGTTGGCGTTGGCGTCAGCAGATACCCAGTTGGTGAAGTCACCAGCGGCACAGTTCTGGATCAATCCATTGTTGCCATAAACAAAAAGATAAGGGTAGAGCATACAAGCCCCACCACTCACAGATATTTGATTGTCAAAAGTAACTGTTATGGGTGAGGTTCCAGTGATGGAGTTGTTGACCATCACGACCGTATTGGTGGAGAATGTAACTGCAGTCACAGTAGTATTTGCAGGGATACCTGTCCCTGTCACCAATTGGCCTGTGTTGATTTTGTAATTAAGGCCAGTGATGGTAATTTGAGTGCCAGAGGGTGTACCTGTGGCTGTGAAGACGCCTACGCTGGAGAGAGAGCCACCGGGGAACTGGCCCTGAAACACTGGCGTATTCGTTGTCGAGCTTATGTCAGCCAAATTCTGCCCAGCATGAGCAATCAACTCCAGTTGGCCTGTTCCATAGGCGTTGTATCCAATGTCAAACTGCCACAAATTGTTGTTGCTAGACGTGAAATTGGAGGGCATCGTAATGGCTTGAGGGCCAAAGCCTACGCCATTGACGTCATTGGTCTGCCAGTAGTAGAGGCCAGTGTTATAGCCTGAGTAGATGTAGTTCAGTCCGTTGTAGGAGTTTTGGAGCATCCCACGTGAGATCCCCGGGCTATTCAAAAACAACCCGTTGTACCCACCAATCTTACGAGGTCTCCCACGCTGAAAACGCACCCACTGCCCATCCACATAGCATGGAGCATCGAATTGCGTTCCATCCCTCTGTATACCAGCAGGGATGAGTAGGTTGACGACGTTGGCTGTCAAAATGTGCCTCCAGAGATGCCTAGGGGTACGGTCAACCCGGGGCTAGCACTCGAACTCGAACCCACCAAGATGCCCTGTGCACCACCTGCGGCCACGCCAAAGATGCCCGTTCCTGCCAAATACAGCCCAGTCGTATTGTCAGACGTAAAGGCCAAAGAAGGTGCAGTCGCAGTACCTGAGTTAAATAGAGCTGTTCCTGCCAACGCCACTGAAGCAGACTGAGCGTTGTAGACGTTTGTTCCATCAGAAACCAACATCACATAGTTGCCTTGGGCTAAGGTGTATGTCGTTCCACCTGAAGCACTTGTCTTAAAACTCAAAGAATAGCTTCCAGTTGTCTGGTTAGACATGGAGTAAAGCTGAACAGTCTGAGGAAGGATCACTGTGATACTTTGGCTCAAAACACCACTGTAGCTTTGGATAACGCTAGACGCTTGAGTAGCTGTCAGGGTGTAAGTAGAGGATGAAATACCAGTCACGCTGATGGCTAACTGGGTATAGGGGAAGAGATTTGACCTACCATAAGCATAGGTGCTGAAACCTGTATATGTTGTAGAACCAACCACAATGGTATTGGTTCCAGCAGAGACAATCACCAAGGATTCTGTCAACTGAAGCTGTTGGGTAGAGTTACCATTGATCGTATCTGAACCACTTGGGTAGATGGTCAAAATACCACTTCCACTGTTTCTGATGATGGTGAACCATCCATTACCCAAAGAGGATGCAGAAGGCAAAGTTAAACTACCTACACCACCAGTCCAAACCACGACTGTAGCCAAGTAGCCAGAGTTTAGGGTTGTACCAGAGTTTAGGGTCTGAATGGGGTAGTTCTGGTTGATGGCTGTACCAGCAGATACTAAACCAGCACCTGCCAAAGTTGTGGCGTTGGCATTACTTGCACTAGCTCCAAACTGTACAGAGTTCCAAGTGCCTGCTGTAGTGGAGTTGTTAGTTACATAAATGTACCAAGAGATACCTGACAAAACTGTCGCAAGTATGTTTCCTGCATTGTCAGTGACGTTGAAAACCAAGCTTCCAGTGTTCCTGATCAATACTGATTGACCAGTGGACACCTGAGAAGCTGGAGGCATCGCTAACGATAAGTTAGAGGTTGTAGCAGTAACCTCAATGATGGTCGCCACAACATTTGTGTTGTTGCCATTGATGGGCCACTGAAGGGTGGTATTGGATGACAGTGTTAATGACTCGTACCCTGTTTGCGAGGGGGAGATCGTCTGTCCTGTAAACGGATCAAGATAATTTATACTCATGCTGTAACTCCAGATTCAGATAGTTTTTTTGCTTTACGAATTGCCCAACTTGCTTTTATTTTTGCACTTTGGTTTGCTTTCCACTCTGGGGTGGCATAAGTTTTTTTACGAGATTCAACAGATTTTTTAATAAACTCAGGACTTTTTAGCACTTTTGCCAAATTTTCTCTATGACTTTCAGAATGAGGAACACCTTTTTTGCTGGTTGTTTTCCCTTTTCTTCCATTTGGTTTTCCTGTGTTGATTAAACTAACTTTTTGACCGTTTGTTTTTCTTAATTTAGGATTTGACCAAGTTAATTTATTAGTCTCACGAATTTTTTTCTTTTCTTCTTCTGTATGTTTTCTGCCAAATGTGCCATCTCCACCCATAGTTAAATTGTAGCCATTGGGCACAAGAGTGTTATGTTCAGATATCAACATACGTTCAATTGCTTTAGCGGCTAAAACATCAAAAGCATCAGCAAAATGTGTGAAAACAAAACATTCTGAACCATATTTTTTTATGGCTTTATATAAGTATTGATTTTCATTGGCATTTTTATGTCTTTTCCATCGACGAGCAATATCATTTGTAATGCCTACATATTGCATTCCATTTAAAGTATTTGTAATTATGTAAATGGCGTACATTTTATGAATCCAATGCAATTGCTTGTCTGTCTGCCATACGAGTTGTATCTTCAGCTTTGAGGGCTTGGAGAGCTAAATCGTACTTTTGTTGAAAAATCGTTCTTTGATCGTTCTTTAAAAAAGGCATGGCCTGCAAAAGAGTACCAAATAACATGGCGTTAGGTGCGTTTTGAGTCAACCAGTTAGTCTGATTGGTGCTCGACAAAGGCTGTAGTCTTTCGTAAAACAGCACTTCAAAAGAATAGTTTTGGTCAGGAGTTGGGGCAACTAACCAGTTATCGTAGTTATAGTCAGCATAGTAGACAGGTGTTCCTGTAGCAGTATTGTCAGGAGCATAAGCCTTTAAATACTCGTATTTCCTTAAATACACAGGTTGCCTAGACGTACCATTGGTCAGGTTAAAAGAAACGGTCTTACGCCATCTAGCAGGCTTGGCAATGACGTTGTTTCCTACGTTCATGGTAGCTGTCACAACTTGCAACTGTCCAAGGGTTTTAATCTCTTGGGCTATCTCAAACTCACACATCGTGATAAATGTTGGAATTTGATTGACAGTAGCAGTATCATTACGCTCTAGATACTGGGTTACAGTAGTAACTAGGCTGTCGTACGTCAGAACGAATGATGGTGTTGTGGTCGTGGTCATGATTTACCCAGTCTTTTGCTCATTTTAGTCCCCTATACCCTTCTAATCAAGCATTCAATATGCGTTCGTACTTGTGTGTCAAGTCTTCTCGCTGTTGTGCGCCAAATTCACCACCATTGACGACTCTTGTCAGAGCAAGATAGTTCTTTGCTTGGGCCAATTCGTTGCATTTGTGGGTTTTCCAGTACCAACCCCCAATTGGAGCCGCATACTTGGGTGTACGGGCCAAATCTGGGTTATGGACCAAGTCAATACCCAAAGCTTGGCCTGCGTGCCAAAAGTTATCATGACCTGTGAGTTGACAGATTGCTGACCCCCTGAATCTCCATCCGTCCTCAGACTTTTCGTCTCGGTTTCCCATTCTATTGGAATAGATGTGGTTAGCTATCTTTTCTGGTTGGTGAGCATAGATTAAAGCTTCCTGCATGGTTGGGAAGCGTTTAGGCCATAACTTCATCAGCGTTTCAGGCTTATAGTTCAGGTTTTCGCTCAAATCCTTGAAATGATTGGATTCATAGGAAAACTGGCCTATAAAGCAAGCCTGCTCTTCAGCGGCATCAATCCCCCATCGGTCAAACGTCTCATTGAGAGGGTCTAGCCACTGAGGACCAATGTCCATTTGGCTCAGTTGTTCAGCATTGATCATTTGACCCCCTCGTTAACCGTTTGCATCACTTGGTTATAGGTTGCGATGCAGGCGTTGAGTTGGGTGATGGCTGTGTCTCCGTCTGCGGCGATACCGATAAGAGCTTTGATAGTCTGTCGCTCAGTATCGGACTCATTGGCTGGATCTCTGGCGGGAGAGGAGGCATCTGCACTGGCTTGTACACCACAGGTGGAGGGGAGGCGCAACTGGCCAGCATCGACGCGACTATTAAGGAGAGTTTGTTTCGACTGAATAGCATTTTTAGCCTGTTTGAGTTGAGTATTGGCCTTAGCCAACTTTGTATTTAACTCGGCTTCTTTGGCCCGAGCTTCGCCATTAAGTCTTTCAATTTCTGCTTTATCTTCTGCAACCCGTCTTTCATAGCCGTGATGATCTGAGACATAGTAACCTCCTGATATAACCAACAATAAACCCACAATCTTCAAGATCATGGCGTGAGCT